CCATGAAATCACTCGTCGCCTTGTTGACGGCCTCGGGAATCAGGAAGCCGTCCTTTTTCAGCAGGATTTTAAGCCCCTCCACCGCCCAGTTAAAAACGCCCTCGACCTCCTCGATTAAATAATCAGACATCCTGGGCTTGATCTCTTCGTCGGTAAATCGCTTCTCGAACGTCAGCACAACGATCCTGCGGCCGAAACCATAGGATTTATCCGGGATCACGGGCGCATCGTTCATCGCGGTGATGAATTTGGCGTATGGACGGAACTGAAACTGCTCGCCGTATTTCTGTTCCGCCGTGATGGGATCTCCGGAGATGATGGCCTTCAGCAGCTCCGTCGCCAGGGGATCCCGGGTGTTCGTTTCTGTTGCCAGGTTGATCAGTTTATCCCGCAGGAATTGCGCCTTGAACCGCTGCGTGAGGTCCGCCAGGGACAGCGACGACGTATTCTCCCGCCCGACCATCGCCTGCAGGACGTCCAGCACGGTCGATTTCCCGTTCGCGCCCGTGCCATACATAAACAGGGCCTTCTGGTAGCGGCAGTCCCGCAACAGGCAATAGCCGAAAAACTGCTGCATGAGCCCTTTTTTCGCGTACAGCTCATCTTCCGGGAAGATCTCCTTGAGAAATTCCCACCATCGCAGCGAGAACGCGTCCGATTGGTAGTTTACCGGCAGTTGCGTGCGGCTGCCATACGACGGATCGTGCGGCAGCAGTCGCATGGCCTGGATGTCCAGCATGCCGTTCTTGACATTGATCAGGTTAATATCGTTGGGCCACGAATCCTCCTCGCGATTAATGAGACCGCGGAGGATTTTCAGGGTATTGCTCATCATATCCGCCTGGATGCGCTCCTTCATGGTTGCGACCATGATCTGCGCCAGGATGGTATCCGGAAAGGTTTTCCAGACCCCGTTTTCGTAGCGCCAGAACCCGCCGGCGGTGTGGACCAACGGGGCCAGGTAGGCGGCCAGGTACCGGGCCAGATACATCGGCACAAACACCGGCCGCTTGCCGCGCTGCTCGAAAAACTCCGTCGGATCGATCTTCTCCGGCGGTTCCACCGGGGCCGCGCTCTGCACGGACAGTTCCGATCTGATCGCAAGATCCGCCATTGCACCCGTACCGGTCTGTTTGGGCGGCTTCCAGTCCGGATCGTATCCGGCGCAGAATTCCGCGATGGACTTGTCTCCGGATATCGCGGCCTTGGCGTCCTTCCATCGCTTGTCTTTGCAGGAGGCGTGAAAACATTGGTAGATCAGCGGCCCGGTCGGCGACGTGATGATCGAGGCCTGCCCCTGGTCGTGATCCGGGTTGAACAGGCAGTGATCCAGGCAGTAGAGCGTCTGGGCCCCTTTTTGTTTGGTGGTGTATCCAATCCCGTAGCGGCCGAGATAGGCCTCCATGTTCACCGGCCCCAGCGTGCCTTCTTTGAAACGGGTCGCACCGCCGGTTGTTTTCGGCGGCGGCGTGCCCGGTGGTGAAGGTGTCGGGCTTTCCTGCGGGGTTGATTTCGAAGTGGCCAGGGCGGCCAGTTTCTTCAGCGTCTCGAGATCTGTGATCGGCACATCGGCCAGAACGGAGGGTTGTTTGGGGATTAGTGTTGATTTTCTGTGCGGCCGGTCCGTGGTGGGGTCGCCCTTCCTGCCCGTGGTGCCATAACACTTCCAGATCCGGGCGGGGTTGACGACGGCCGGATCGATATCCACCGCGTCGTTGTCGTAGCGGGCCTTGATGGCGGCCATGGCGCCCACGATGAGCGCGTGCGTGTCGTCATTGTTTGGCAGGTCCGGCAGGCGGTAGAGCAGGTGGAATCCGTTGCCGGAATAGGCCCGGAGCGCCTTGGAAAAACCGAGATCGCCTTCGAGCCATGCGGCGATCTCCTTGCCGACGGACAGCGCCGCCGCGACCTCGTCCTCCGTTGCAGAAATATCCGCAGGACGGCGCGGATCAAGATCGATCGGCAGCCAGCGGATACATACGATATCCACATCTTGTGTTGTGCTTTTTGGAACCTTGAGCCGGTTGGACGCGCGCGCGATCAGCGCCGGGTTGACAGGATTGAGGGTAAAATAGATGCCGCGGGCCTGGGCGCGGTCGAGGATTGCGGCGCCCTTGGCGAACGCCTCGGGATCATCGTAATATCCCGAGACGATCGACTTTGAGAATCCCTCCCAGCCGGGGTTTTTCCCCTGCGCGCCGATTGCGCGTATTTCGCAAACCTCTCCCGGAGCAAAGAACAAACGCACGTGAGCCAACCCCTCCGACCGTGATGATTTTTAATGCGACGCGCTACGCGCTATCGTTTTTCGTTTGCTGGCGCTGTGCGCCGGTCCCGCGGATAAAGCGGCTCCGACGAGAAGCGCGCCCCGATAATGGAAACCGTATGCCAGCGATAGTAATTCGCACTACGGCACCGCGAACCGGCATGCGCCGCATTAGTCCAACTGCCGCCCGCGATGAGCGCCCCAGGGTATCGACGTGGCCGCCGGTGTTTGATGTGTACTTACTCCCCGAAATATTGGTCAGTTCGTTGGTGCCTTCGGCGAGCGCGGAAAACTCCTCATGGGTGGGCAATCGCTTCCCCTGTTCGGCCGCCAGCTTTACATAGTCCTCGAATGTTTCAAGGAGAATCCTCCTGTCCGGGGATGATACGAGGTAAATGTCAACCCACCGATCGCTGACCGCGTCATAGACCATTCCTGCGTTGTTGCCACATTTTGCCCGGTGCCCGAGATTCCACAGGGATGCCGGCAACGGATCCCCGGCCTTGTAGCCGCTCAACGGATGCCCTGGGATCTCCCCAACATCGGCGCAAAGGGTGTGAAATCCTCCGATCGCGTTAAAATCACTCGACGCGACGGTCAGCGTCAATACGTCCGTAAAGATGTAATCCTGCCCTGGCTGAAAATTCATTTTCCGACCTCCCTGATTTTAGATTGTTTGGTGATTTATCCCCGACCGGGGCGATCTCCTGCCGCCGGGGCTTCTTCCGTTCTTGGGTACCGAAATCCGTTGGTGATCCATCGGTCCAGATCCTCGACCTGGTATCGTTTGTTGTTTGCGTCTCCGCAGCAGGGGAGACCGCCCCTGGTCGCCTTCTCGATGAATGTGGAGCGGGCCATCCCGCAATGCGCCGCAGCCTCCACGGTGTTGTACCAGGGCGACGACACAACGATTCCAGGGCGAAGTTTAATCTGTTTCATTGCACCTCCCGGCCGGCTGTATTCATTGTTCTTTCGATTTTGACAGCGGCATCTTGTGGTTCGGGCGCGGCGGGCATCTTTACCCCCCGCATCCGCCCCAGGGCCTTTGCAGCGGAGTGAGCATAATTATTCCGGGTAACCATGTGCGTGTAATATGCGCCGCCCTGGGGATCCTTCATGGCGATGGTTACAGTCACCATGCCCGGGATCAACGCCGGGCCGGCGGCGATCGAAACGATTTCCAGAGATTTCATTTTTTTCGCATTAACGTCGGCCATTGTTTCATTCCTTTCCTTGTGGTTCGGGCGCCAATACGCAATAATCCCGATTCATGAGCAGCCCATACCCGGCCACATCGTTCCAGGGCGATTCACCCAGGGCGCGCTTGTCGGTCGCAATACGGAAGAATTTGTCGAGAATGCGGATCATAGCGCCCAGGTCGTCGTACTGTTCGGGCTTGATACCGGTGGGATAAAGAATTTTCAGGATGGAGCCGACGCGGTCGAATGACCTGCCGTAGGCTTTTTGTTTGGCGTCCACCAGCCGCCCGATAGCGGCGCCAACTTCCTCGTAAAGCCCGACACGGGCGGCGGTTTTCAACGGGCCATAATACGGTCCCTGCTGAGCTTCCTGGCCACACCCACACATATTATCGCCGCCCTTCCATGTCGGCCACTCTGCTGTCTTTGCCTTCTCTTTATCTTCTTGTGTCATGAATTTTCCCTCCTCAGTTGTCTCGGTAAAACCGCGGCAATGCTTACAGACTGGTCCACCTCATTCAACGCCCGTTCGTTGATCAGTTCGTGTTCCAGCATCCAGAAAACCTGCTGATCCACGGTGCGACGGCAACGAACGGATTCGTCGAGCAACACCGAATAAAGCGCCTGATCGCGGGCTTCGGAAAAAACCAGTAGAACGGTCGCCTCGGGCGATGCCCCCTCCG